TGGTGGTCAGGGGTTCGTCGTTCCGACCGTCGCGATCGACAAAACGATCGTGGTGACGGGTGGTATCGCGTCAACCGCCACTTCATGGAACGTCTACAATCAGCCGGGGACGAGCGCAACCGTCACGACAGGTGTGATTGCCAAGGGTGCCGGGTACGTCGCAAAGTACAATTCGGCCGGTACGGCTCAGTGGATCAGACTCGCCGTCGCGACGGCTGGTTCGCCCGCATCAAACTTTGGTCTCGGTGTCACGACCGATCCAGAGGGAAATGTGTTTGCAACCGGGCTCATGTACGGCACGACGACGCTCGCCACGACGCGCACGTACACGGTGACTGGCCAGGATGGCTACGTCATGAAGCTTTCACCGACTGGTACGCTCGTATGGGCGGCGCAGATTGACGACATTACGGCCGACGCGTACACGTTCGCGGGCAGCGTGACGTACGACCGGACATCATCCAACATTCTGGTCACCGGGTCATTTTCCGACGTGACCAACTTTTACAACAACACGAACACGAGCGTCCCGGCGGCTATCCTTACGGCCCGTGGAAGCACGTACGACACATACATCGTAAAATATTCTGCGTGAACAACAGAGATGCAGGATCCACCTGCACAGTTTGCGACGCAGACGATCCGAGTGCAGTTTGAGAAGAGTGTATCATTCGGTGAAGACTTGACCCTGTCGATTCCCAAGACGGGTGACGTCGTCAGCACGATGGTTCTTCGGGTTGCGTGGCCGAGCGATGCACCGACGGTCGTTCAGCCGTCGGCCGGTACAGCGATGATCGACCGAGTCGAACTGATGTACAAAGACCAGGTTATCGAGCGGCACTATGGCGAAACGATGAACATGCTCAACGAGATTACGGTGCCTCAGGCGAAACAATCTGCGTTGACAACCCTCTTGGGCAAGGGGGTGACGAGCAACCTGGCAGCCTATTTCATCCAGCTGCCATTCACGGTGAGTCTACCACTCGTCGCGCTCGACGAGTCTCCCAAGCTACGCATCGTCTTCAACGCCGCGAGCGTCTTTACGAGCGGTGGATATGTCGGCCAGGTTCAAGCCGATCTGTTCATCGATTACGTCTACGTGTCCAAGGCTGAGCGCGACTACATGACACTGTACCCCTTGTCGTACATGACCCAGACATTTCAGCTTGTTCAGTTTCGACTGCCGCCGAGCTTTTACCAGACGACGTATTCGCTCACCTCGCGGTTCGTCAACTCGGTCGCCGAGCTGTACTGGGTGATCCAGGCTGACAATGCATCGAACGTCTACGATTACACAAACACGGGCGGGACGGACCATCTGGTGTCACTCCGTTTGGCGGCTGACAATGTCGACATCATCACACCCGATTACGCGACCGCCTTGTACCTACGGGTCATCCAAGGGCTCGAGTTTCACACACGCGTTCCAGACAGCCAGTTTTACATGTATTCGTTTGGAATTTCACCCGAGATTGACGTGCCGTCCGGGACGCTCAACTTTTCATCGCTCGAGAATCAGCAGCACAATCTCACACTCACGCCGTGCTTGACGGGTCGCGACGTACGAATCTACGCTCGATCGTACAACGTGTTTCACATTTCCGGCGGCGAAGGCCGTGTCGTGTTTCCGACCCAAGAGGCTGGACCGGTCGACGGGACGATCGGTGGGTCGTCGACGAGTCAGATTTTTTCGGCACCCGGAAACGGTGCACTGGCCCTGTACTATGGCGGGACCGGTGGGACCGGGAACTATGGCGGGTCGAACAGTGCCGTCGATCCGGTCGGGAACATGTATTCGTGCGGGACGTTCGGCTCGTCGACGCTCGTCGTGTACAACAAGGATGGGTCGACGTTCGGGACGTTCAATCTCGTCACGGGCTCGACCAACACGGGCTATATCGTCAAGTACAACACGGTCGGTGTGGCGCAATGGGTCACGACGATCGGTGGACCGGGGTCGAGCAGGGTCAACGTGACGGGTATCGAGGTGGATACGTACGGCGATCTCCTCGTTTCCGGTACAACCATATCGACAGCGTCACAGACTGTGACGCTGTACACGAACGGCGTGACGGCATACGGTACGACGCTCACGACGACGGCCGGAACGTACGACATGTTCCTGACCAAGCTCGCGAGTGCGACGGGTACGCCTCAATGGCTCGTGCCCATCACGGGAAGCGTCGCTGGTTCGGAAGGTGCCAATGCACGGCAGACGATTGCGACGTACCAAAATTTCCTTTCGATCGGAACCGACCTTCCCGGAAACGCCTACCTGACGTTCACATCCAACTCGACGTCCGTGTCAACGAGCGGCGTGTCTCGGTCGACCATCGGCACGACATACAACGGGTCGACGAGCGGCTTGTACAGCCCGAACACATACCTGACCCAGTTTAACAAGTCGGGGACGTTTCAGTGGATCGCAGGCATTGCCGGCAATCCGTCCGGAAACATCTTTGTGACGTCGGCGACGACAACCATCAACGGTCTCACGTCCGTCACGGGGTATTTCACGTCAAACACATTCACGCCGTTCAACACAGCCGGTCAGACGAACACGGGCTACGTGCTCACGCGATCCGATTTCGACAGCTTCTACGGTGTACCGGCGGCTGTCACGTCAACGACCGTCAACAGTTACCTGGCGACGTACACTTCAAGTGGAACGATCCAGATGCTGGCGCAGTACGTCGGCTCGAATGTACAATCGCTGAGCGTCGCACAGGACGTGTCGGCGAACATCGTGACGTGTGGCACCTATGTCGGCAGTACGCTCGTGTTTTACAACTCGCCCGTGTCGAGCATTCCACCCTCGCTTTTCGGAAGAGGGGGTTTACTTTTCCCGGCGACCGGCGTTGACACGTATGCATTCATCGTCAAGTACTCTGTGCTCGGCTATTTCCAATGGGCGACGCAGATTGGCGGGACCGGTCAAACATATCTCACGTCGTGTACGACCGATGCGACAAACAGCGTCTACTCGTGTGGCTACACGACATCGACGTCGATCCAGGTGGGCACACAAACACTTGCGCTCCGGGGTACCATCGACGGCCTCGTCGTCAAGTACACGTCGGCCGGTGCACCGGTATGGGCTGTTCAGATTGGGGCCCCCGGTGCGACGGTCAACTGTCGGTCGGTGTCGATCGATCAGTTGTCCCAAAACATCGTCGTCACTGGAACGTACACTTCAACGGTACCCGTGGTTGTCTATACGGTCAGTGGTATTCCGTCGGGGGTGACGCTCCCGGCAACGAGTATCGTTCAGCCATTCGTAATTGAGTTAAAGGCGTAGAGGCTTAAAAGGCTAATGTTCGTGTGTGTCGTCACTCGTAACAAGTCGATCGCGGCGACGACGCTTCACGCCCTCATGAACATCCACATGTACGCCATGCATAAAGGTTTGCACGTGGACGTCCATTTCGTGACCGACATGTCCAGCCTTCCCAAAATCATAAAGTCGGGCGAGCGTATCATCTGGTTTGACTACGGCACGAACTTGGATGAGGAAAGTCTGCGTAAGCTGTGCGATCCGTTTGAGAAGGACACCAAGGTGCTCGTGTGTCCGTCGGTCAAGGAGGGTGTCGACTGGGAAATGTTTCGCCGAAAGACGGCTGCGGGTTCGAAGGAGCCTGCGTGTCAACGTGGCCTCACGTTCGACACGGACGTGAGCAAAAAGTGGGCCGACGGTCTGTACGAGGTGACCAAGACGTCGGCGCGCGTCTGGGCCATGGACTCGAAGGCGGTTGACAAGAAACTCCGGGGCGATAAGGTGACCATCAAACTGCCGACCGATTCGTACGAGTCGATGTTTGATCAGCTCTTGAAGCTCGTCAAGGTGGGTGCGCTGACAAAGTCACAGGTTGTCTGCCATTACACGTACGAGTGCATCGGAAACATCTTAGAGACACCGGGCGTTCGTGTAGATAAGTAGACACACATGGGCGAAGCCCTCGCCCTCCGGGCGTTTGTGAATCGGGTATGGGGCTTTGCGGCCGACTCGACGTATTTT